TCTTGTAGAATGTCTCATAGTGTTTTTGAAACGTTGACGTGAAGCCAAAGGCTGTCTCGAATGATACCCTGGTTTCCCAGGATATATCCTTAACTAAGCTAAAGTCAACACCACGTCTTAGATACCAGAACCCGTTGCGTTCTTGCTCGACCGCCTTGGAGTTACCGCCAAATCGCAGCAACATCCTGTAGAACTCACACCAAACTGGCATACCCGCGTATAATGCTAACCCGCCTTGGCCTATAGCCTTCATAATCCCGCGCCATTGTTTCTCACTATTGCACTGAAGAGTTGTGATCAAGTCTTTCGACACACACAACCTAGGGTCTCTAACCATCAAATACGACCCGTTAAACAAAACTGGCGAGCACTGACAGAAAACAATACGCTCGATCTGACGGACAGGCGCTTCAAACTCCAGTTTAAAGCCAAAAGCCTCGAAAAACGCCGGTAATCCCGAGGCATGTTCCATCGTTGTCTCATCACATATAATGATGAAATCGTCGCTTGAATCTGCAACACTCATATCCCACCCAGTATGCCTTCTGTACAACCACAATATCGCACAGACAATTATGACCCCAGCCATGGCGGTCGACATACATCCGGATGGTAAACCATTCTCATTCTCCCAATGCAATCTTCCCTCTTCAAAGAATGCCACGCATTTGTTATTACGTACAACAATGTTGAACAACTCGGTACGGGAATCCCGAGGGAGGTAATAGGAGAATGCCAATGTAACCCGATCTAGCACAGGCCTCCAACAGTGCATATCGAATCTACTACAGTCTCCCTTAAAGCAAACCGGTTTTGGATATTTCTTCCATTTCCGAAAAATTGCCTCTCCTATTTGTACAGCATTGAGGCACTTCATAACAGTGCGCTCGCCAAACATTCTATTGATATTTTTGAAGATTGGTCCTTCCAATTGTTTAATAAGACAACCTAATTTTATGTTATACACAGGTGATCTCGCAAAGATCGCCCGTGGTTGTTTGACCACCCCTTCCTTAACAAGCAATTTCTCAACCTTAGGAAATGCATGTATGAGCTTGTCCCTTGACCGTAACCCAAATTGTTGTAATTGCAAGAGAGCACCAGTATATAGCCTCAACTTAGCACCCTCATACAGACGGACAAAGTCCTCTGGTTCAAGAGGTGTGGTAAGAAA